ATGTATGATACGTTGATTGCTTTCCATACGCTAGAGCTAATAAAGGAATCTTTAAATAAAATATGTCTTCGCTTTTCCGGAATATCATGCTCTGATGATTTTCTAATGAGTGAAAGTGGTATGATGAAATTAGACAGTATCTGTATGAAACTGACTGCGATAGGTGAAAGTATAAAGAATTTGGATAAAGTAACAAATAGAGAATTATTGATTCAATATCCGGAAATTCCATGGAAACACGTGATGGGTATACGTGATATAATTGTACATCATTATTTTGATGTAGATGCTGATGAAATTTATCGTATTTGCCAAGAAGACATCCCACAATTACATCGAGTGATAACGCGGATGATGGATGATTTAAAGATAGTCTAAATATACTTGTTTTGTTGACGAGTCCGCAGAAGTGGAATTTATGGCAAGTAATCATAAAAGGCTCCCGGCATACACCGGAAGCCTTCCACTAATAGAAACAATTTTATAAATCTTTATATTCCCGGCTTGCCTTGAAACAAGGGCATGCCTTGTGAACATTCGTAGAGAGTTCATTGTGTCCTGCAATGCGGGCTTCGGGATAATCCAACCGAAGTTGCCGCAACAGTGCTATCAGCGCGATTTTCTGTTCCATGGTCCGTGTGTCGGCAGGTTGTCCCTGTTCGTCCAGACCGCCTTCGTAACACACTCCGATGCTGTGGTCGTTGAAACAGCGGGCATGGGCGCCGATATGGTCTATCGGGCGGCAGACATGGGTGATACCGTCGCGGGTGATGTAGAAGTGATAGCCGATATCGGCAAATCCGCGCTCCTGCACGTGACAACGGCGGAGAGCTTCCACCGGGAAGCTGCGGTCGGCGCGCGTGGCAGAACAGTGAACTACTATCAAGGCAATGCGCCGGTAGTTTTGATACTGTGAACTGATGTTGTCGTAAGTCATTTTTAGTAAGGATTAAAAATCAGATACAACTTTGAATACCCAGCACACCGCCTATGGCGGTGGCTACTGCAATAATTACTTTGATAATGATGCTCCAGGTTGATTTTCCTTTTGGTTTTTCCATAACAGTGGGGTTTAAAATGATACATAATTTTTTGTATTAGGGCGGACACACGGGTCCGCCCCCTACGGTCTAGACAGCCGGTTCTTCCTTGGACTTGAGCAGGTCTTCCACCACTTTGCCTTCTTTCTCGGCACGCAGTGCGGCTGCTTGTGCGGAACGGCTGGCAACGGGCTGGAATTCCAGATTGCCGAAAATGGTCTTCAGGTCTTCTCCGGGGACGTACTGGATGTTGATGCCGGTGATACACGAGGCGGTAAATTTCTCCAGACTGTCGGCTCCGCGACTGGTGATTTGAAGACGGAACTTGCCTAAATCGCCGAAGTCTACCTGTTTGCCTTCTTTCAGGGCTTCCAGCAGATTGTCTACGGTGGCGGTAAGAACTGCCACTACATCGGCGCGGCTCACGGTGGTCTGTGAGGACACACGTCTGCTGAGCTGCTTCAACGAAAGTTCACCGTTCATCTGAGCTGTGGCGTAAGCCTTTGGAGATGCTTCCCTTTCCAACGGATTGGGGCGTAATGAAACACTGTAATTTAATGCCATAATGTTACTGTTTTTAAAAGATTAATATTAATTGAACATGACAAAGATAGCATTGCGGAGGAACGGAAAAATGAAAAGCTATGAATGCCTGTGAAGTGCTGTGGCAAAGTATGACAGAGTATGAATTAAGATGAATTAAAGCACTTTATATAGTTGGCTATACGGTTGATTTTCATTACATTTGTTCTATTAATCAAATAGAAAAATGATATGAATCAGAGAGAAGACGAGAGGGAAGGATGGCCGGTGAAACCTTATTACAAACGAGACTTGGCGGTGGCATACGCTCCCGATATCACTCCGGTGGCTGCACTTAACCGTCTGTCGTCATGGGTGCATCACCATAAGGTGCTTTACCGTGCTTTGGCGGATTCGGGGTATACCGACCGGCAGCGGATGTTCAATTCGGTACAGGTGGAGCTGATTTTCCGGTATTTGGGAAGGCCGTAGGGACAGACCCGGTGTCTGTCCGCATGTCGGCTTCCCGTATGTTGGCAACGCGGACGTATGCATGAGCTTACACGTATATACGTGCAGCCTCACACATATATATGCGCAGCCCCACACATACGTTCGCATGAGGCGATGCATACGTTCGTGTGGACGGCCTTTATTCCGTGCGGCATTCCTCTTCGCTTTCGTGCTCTTCATAGCGTCCGCAGGGACGGCGGGTGTAATACACGGTTCCTGTGCGGCAAAGCTCCTGGTCGCGTACCTTCAGCATGTCTATGCGCGTAAAGGCGCGGTCGGGCTCCGATATACGCGAGACGGTGAGGATAAAATCTGCCAGGTTTGCCCAGTTCGCACTGCCCGATATGGTGTACATATTGATGGCTTCCAGTTCGTTCCGGCCGTTCACGGTCTTCAGTCCGCGCGGATGCGCCACGATGACCACCCAGATGTGGTTTACACGTCCCCATGTCTGAAACTTGGTGAGCATCGCCTTGATGCTCTGCGTTTCGGTTTCGCCGTTACCGCTTTGTGTTTCGATGAAAAGATAGGGGTCTACCACCAGATATTTCAACGGATGTGTGCGGCGCACCCGGTCGGCACGGTTCAGGATGTTTTCGGGCGTGGGCGGTACTTCGTGCATATCCAGATGAATCATGTGGGTATCCAGAAAGTCAAGATAGGGCGTCAGTTGTCCGTCGGTATAAGCGGTGGTGTTGGCTTTGCCCAGCATCAGGCTCACCAGCCGGGCGATGTGCTTGTTCTTGTCGGGAACCTCAAAGGAAAGATAGCATACAAACCGGTCGGTCTGCTGCATGATGCGGCAGGTCAGGTCGTTCAGAAAATCGGTCTTGCCGCTGTTGGGCATGCCGGTTACGATGATGAGCCCGCCGATGTCGGTGGGATGGAAGATGCGGTCGGTCAGCGGGCCGTAGCCCACGCTGTAACCGTGGTCATATTCGCCGTGGAGCACACGGATGACTTCATCCCTTCGCTCCGCCACGGTGATGATATCGGTGGTGTGGCGTACGCTTGCTCCGTCGATGACACTGCGCACCACTTCGATGCCGTATTGCAGCATCACGTCGCCTATGTCCTTGCATCCGCCGGGCAGGGTGACGAAGAGGCAGCGGGCGTTGAAGTAGTCCGACAGCCGCTTGGTGAGTGTGCGGCCGGGCAGGTCGGTGTCACCGCAGACCACGATGTGGTCCACCTGTTCCAGCCATGGGAGAAACGCTTCGAAGGATTTGCCCAAGTCGCTTGCGGCTCCCGATGGTACGCTGATGACATATCGGTAGCCGGCTTCTGCCAGCACCAGCGTGTCTTTTTCGCCTTCTACCACGATGACCCGCGGAATGGTTTCTTCCTCCACGAGCAGCGGATTGAGGCAGTCGATGTTGTAGGGGGCGCAAGGCGTGGTGGGTGAGTCCTGTCCCCAGAACTTGCTGTAGACGGTGGGTTTTCCCTCTTCCTGCCTGGCCGAGGGCGATGGACTGCACGAGCGGTACTTGGCGTTGACGGGGTGTCCGTCCACATAGTTCACGTAGGCGATACAGGGGAACACGTTGGATGCCTGTTCGCTCTTGTTCTCGCTGTCCTTGGTGATGCAGTAATGGCGCAGGCAGCCTATCCGGGCTGTGATGGCGGTGGCGAGGGAGATGCCCTGGTCCAGGAGGTAGCGGCGCGCGGCGAGCTGGTCGGGGTCGGTACAGTCGGGCGAGTCGGTGAGGGGTTTGATTTTCTGCATCACTTCGGCGGTCAGGGGCTTGTAGTCCGAGGGCAGCATGGGCACTTCGCCCAACGTGCTTTGAGCATCGTTTCGGGCGGTCTTGTATCTGTTGCCGCTGCGGGTCGGGGCATATCCGGCAGCTCCCGCGGCATATTGCGGGAACATGGGGCGGTCTGCCTTGCAGAAGTCGGTCAGTATGCCGTTGAAGTTACATCCTGCGTAGAAGCAGTGGTACACACCTTTTGCTTTGGAGATGGACAGATGGGGTGTTCCGCATTTGGGGCATACGGCAACAAAATTCTTTCCCGCGCTTTTGCGGTCGGGGAAGTCTGAAAGAGAATAATAAGGCTTCATATCAATTTTAAAATTAGAATGTAAAAAATAAGAAATCATGGTTGACAGGGAACTGCTTCAGGACCCGGAGTGTTGACCGTCGGTGTCCACCCATTTTTGTGAGAGGACGTTCCAGATGGCTTCATCGGAGGACCGTGGCGGTGCATCCGCCGGTATTTCCACTTTTCCGTCTATGGGGTCGTCATAGTATCGGATATCTTTGTCGGCATCCTTCCATTCGAATGGCGAGACGGGACGGAATTCACGGAGTTTTTTGCGTTGTTCTTCCAGTTCCTTCAGCAGTGTTTCGCCCAGTTTTTGTGTGGCTTGCTGTATCAGGTTCTCCCCATGGCGGGTCTTGATAAGGTTTTGCAGCCAGATGATGCGTCCGTTGTGCGGTGTTTTGGCAAAATTGGACTGGGCATCGAAGTGAGGAATCAGGAATTCGTTCACCAGAACGACCAGCGCATCCAGTGCGCGCGGTCGGGTGTAGCGGTAACCGGCAACGATACGGTCGATAATCGGCACCAGTACTGCCTGCTTCTCTTCGGGAGTGGCGTTGAGCTTGTGAAAGAACTCTTTGGCAGATGAAGAAGCTTTTGGAGCTTCATCGCCGTGAGGCGTTCCGGCAGGATTTTCAGAAGGAATATTTGGCTGCTTTTGGACGATATCTTCGCAAGATAATCCCTTATGGGAATCCTTCGGAGAATATATATTATTTATATTATATAATATATTACTATTAAAAAAAGCAGAATCCTGCGCAGAATCCTGCTGCACATTTTTTGTTTCCTTGTCACTTTTATGATACCATAAAGGAGAGTAGAATGCGATGATTTTTGTGTGCCCTTCATCCCAAATAAGTCCGAATGTGTGGCAGTCTGTCACTGCCGTTATCAGTGCAGTAGTATATGAGAATTTGAGTGCGATTCTAATGTAGTAGAAATTGCAGAGTGGATAGATACCGCTTTCGTTCATATAAGCCGGCATTCCCAAATGGAGGTCCAGTAGTTTGGTTACAGTAGGATCGTTTATTCCCCTGTTTTTCCATTGGTGAATCATTTTCTGTATTTCACGGATGGATACGTTTTGTTTCAGTGCTTTTATAGCCATAAGAGATATTGTTTTAAGTTAATTCTTGCGAAGTTAGGAAAGAATAAGTTGGTATTACTTCCCGCTAGGGAGAAGTAAAGACACGTTTGTTGTATATAATTAACAATTAATAAAAGAAAGTAAGATGAAGAACAGACAGTTCGATACAGAGAAGTTGGCAGCAAGCATCAAAGTGCTTGTTAAAGCTGCCGGATTGCGTAATTCAGAGGTTTGTAAAGACGTTCGTATGAGTCCCTCTTGTTACTACAGGACTCTTAAAGGTAAACTGATGATTTGAGTTTTTATGCTGTTATTATTCATTTTCTGATTATCAACTGCCGTGATTGCGGTGTGGAGACTCAGATGGAAGCGGTGAAACGTGAATGGTGGAATGTGGTAATGGAGAATGAATGGGAGTTAAAAACAGTAGATAAAAGTAGATAAAAAAGAAGAAAGACCATGTATCGTAAGTATTTAAAGCGTTGGCTTGATTTTGTTATTGTATTTTGTGTATTGGCTGTCATTTGGCCGATATTGCTTTTGGTCACTTTATGGCTTCACTTTGCCAATAAAGGAGCGGGTGCCTTCTTTACTCAGGAACGTCCCGGACGAAACGGAAAAATATTCAAGGTAATCAAGTTCAAAACAATGACGGACGAACGTGATGCAGACGGTAACTTGCTTCCGGATGCAGAACGTCTGACCCCGGTAGGGCGCTTTGTACGTTCTACTTCTATTGATGAGTTGCCACAACTGATTAACGTGCTGAAGGGAGATATGGCGTTGATAGGGCCACGACCACTGTTAGTGAAATATTTGCCTTTGTATAGCAAAGAGCAGGCACGCAGACACGAGGTACGTCCCGGAATTACCGGTTGGGCACAGTGTCATGGGAGAAACTCCATCAGTTGGACGGAAAAATTCAAACTGGATGTGTGGTATGTGGACCATTGTTCGTTGATTACAGATATTAAAGTGATTTTTATAACAATTAAAAAGGTGTTGCTTCGTGACGGTATTTCGCAAGAAGGACAAGCAACCATGGAACCTTTTAACGGAAATAACTAATGTATTTATATGGTGCAAGTGGTCATGCTAAGGTGATCATTGATATAATAAGGGCACAAGGAGGAGTTGTTGAAGCTTTGGTGGATGATAATCCTTGTCTTGAAAAATTAGGAGATATTCCAGTGTTACATAATCCTGTCGGATTATCCCCTTTTATCGTTAGTATTGGCAACTGTAAGATACGAAAAATGATTGCTGAAAGACTTGATTGTGAGTTTGCAACAGTCATTCATCCCTCTGCTATCATTTCTCCTACAGCCACAATTGGTGAGGGAACAGTAATTATGCAAGGTGCTATTATTCAAGCGGAAGCACAATTAGGTAAGCATTGTATTATTAATACAAAAGCGAGCATCGACCATGAGTGTGTTATTGGTGATTATGTACATATAGCACCGGGATGTACTGTCAGCGGAGATGTGCGTATCGGCGAGGGAACTTGGATTGGAGCGGGAACAACCATTATACAAGGAGTTCACGTAGGTAAGAACTGTTTTATTGGTGCGGGTAGTGTAATAATAAGGGACATACCGGATAATTATAAGGCTTATGGGGTTCCTTGTAAGATTATAGAAGAAATTAAATAAATTAATTAATATAGTAGTTATGAGTTACATTCCTGAAAAAACAATTTACCTCTGTCTTGCTCACATGAGTGAAGATGGAATAGAGCAGAAGTATGTGAAGGAAGCATTCGATACCAACTGGGTAGTGCCTTTGGGTCCCAATGTAAATGCTTTTGAGGAAGACCTCAAGAACTTTGTCGGAGGAAAGAATGAAGTTGTCGCACTTTCAGCGGGAACGGCAGCGGTGCATCTTGCATTGATTGGCTGTGGCGTTCAGGCGGGTGATGAAGTTTTGGTACAAAGCTTTACCTTTTGTGCTTCGTCGCATCCGGTTACTTATCTGGGTGCAAAGCCTGTGTTTGTCGGCTCTGAAAAAGATACGTGGAATATGGACCCGGTGTTGCTGGAGGAAGCTATCAAAGACCGTATGGAGAAAACGGGAAAGAAGCCCAAGGCGATTGTTCCGGTGGCGCTCTATGGTATGCCATACGACTGTGAGAGAATTATGGAGATTGCAAATCGCTATGACATTCCTGTGGTGGAGGATGCGGCGGAAGGGTTCGGTTCCAAGTTCGACGGCAGGGTGCTGGGCACTTTCGGCAAGTTTGGCGTGTTGTCATTCAACGGCAATAAGATGATTACCACTTCGGGCGGCGGTGCTTTGATTTGCCGGAATGCCGAAGATAAAAATACCATTATGTGGTATGCTACTCAGGCACGCGATGCTTATCCTTATTATCAGCATACGGCAATCGGCTACAATTATCGTATGAGTAATATTTGTGCCGGTATCGGTCGCGGACAGATGACCGTGGCGGAGGCGCACATTGCTCATCATAAGCATGTGCAGGCTTTGTATGAAGAACTGTTGAAGGATGTGAAGGGCATACGTATGCATAAGCAGCCTGAGGATGCGCGTTATGATGCCAACTTCTGGCTGTGTACGGCTACCATCGATCCTGATGTGAAGGTTGTCGGTCAGGAGAATGCGTATAAGGAAGTGGTCAAGACTGCGGTGGGAGGAGCTGCCGGGGTGATTAAGGCGGTGGACAGTGCCACCACGAATTGCCAGCCTAATGAGAATGTGGAAGCAATGCGTGTTTTCATGCTTGCTAGGAAGATAGAAGTACGACCTGTGTGGAAGCCGATGCACAAGCAGCCGGTGTATGCGGATGCGCCTGTTTATACCAACGGGGTGGAAGAGGAAATCTTCAGGACCGGACTGTGTCTTCCTGCGGGCCCTTGTGTAAGTGACGAGGATGTGGCATACATTGTGCAGGCAATAAAGGATTGTATAAAAGAATAATGGATTATTATCGGTATTTGGATATGATTGGGAAATTATCAAACTGGTATTTTTCAAAGGACGCGCTGCCGTATTGGTGTATATTCGTTTTGGATTGCCTGATAGTGCTGGGCGCGGATGTGTTGGTTTATGCTTTGAATAACGGAACACTTTTATGGGGGATAAAACGAAGCGTTAAAATAGAGTAGGAGCGAAAATGGATTGAACCCCCTTTGCTTCAATAGGTTACAAATAGAGTAGGAGAGGGGCACAAAAAAACGAAGCGTTTACACGGCTTTACATGGGCTTTATATTCGATAGGGAATATAGATGCTTAAAGTTGTCTGAGGTTTACATTTGGATGCTCTAATATAAGAATTTTGATAGTTGGCAGTGGAGTAGGGGAGTGGTCTATGGTTGGCCACTTTTTTTATTCTTCATTTTTGATTTTCATATATAAAATATTCCATATAGTTATTATTTGGTATATTTGCAGTATAATATTATTAAGCTATGGCAAAAGTTATTCATGTTCATTTAGTAGGAAAACGTCGCGATTATTATTTTGCAAGTATTTCAGCCGTATATAATATACTGACTGAAGAAGAAGTCGGAGTAAAGAAGAGCTATTTACTTCATGCCGGATTATCAGGTAATGGCACAATAACCACTAAAACCGCTATAATCAAGCAATCTACACTCATTCGAGGTAAACGTAAGGCTTGAAAGGGAAGTGGCTATGTGGACACTAAAATAGCATGATGGGAACTTTTAAGTCAAGATGTAATAGGGGAGGCCATGTGTCTCCCCTATTTTATACCTTTTCAAGTCGTTTTTTATCTTTAGGGTTACACTTAGGGTTACAGTTTAGGGTTACACTTTTCAATAGTTTAGGGTTACATTTAGGGTTACATTTTGCCGTTTTAGGAGTGGAGTACAGCTATCCTAAACGGCAATAATACGTTTGTTTTTGGCTTGTTTATAGGTTATATATAGGGTAAAAAGCCACTTGTGATAAACAATATACATTATTATATAAGTTGTAACCGCCCTATTTATAGCCTTTTATATGTATATACGTATATTTGTATCCCTCAAACTGTGTGCGTGTATGATTTAGAGGTTATTCAAGTCCGACAGAACCGACAACAAGTGCAATACCGGTTATCTCTTCTAATGGGATATTGAAAGGTGGATATTCTTTGTTATCGGATACTGCTTTTAAGCATCCTTCGTTATCTCCCGGCATAAGCCTCTTTACGAGTATCCCCTGTTCGCGAGTTGCAATGACATGGCATTTATTCCACTGAATAAATTGGCTGTTATGGAGAATAGAGCAGGCTATAACATCGCCTGGATTGAAATGAGGGTGCATAGATAAACCAGTAACTTCAATCATAAAATCAACATTGCAGTATTTAAATTTTGGAATAACATAATATTCTTTTACGTCCTCTTTTAAGATGGAAAAATCTGCACTCCCGAAACCAGCTGCAGCCATCGGACTTACGAGTGGGATTTGTTTAAGCCCTGTTTGAGTAGCCTCTGCAAATGGTATTGCTTCTGATTTATCTTTTGTACCAGTTGGAACTCTAGAAGGGGTATAATTTATTCCTTTAGTCGGATTGGAATGGGTTAGTTTGGTTGAAAAGGAAGTAAGCTTCTCCCCTTTCAGCATCTCTCCTCTTCCGGCCAATAGCCATTCTGCGGAATAATGGGGATAATTTTCAACTATGATTTGAATCCATTTTGATTGAATATCCGTCCCATTTGCTATTGCTCTGGATAATACACCTTTACTTGCTCCGATTTTTTTTTCTAAAGCACCTATTGTAATGCCTTCATTGCAGGCAATTTGTTCTATTCTCGATAAAATATTTCCCATAAGGTTGAAAATAATCCCTACTTTATTTGTAGAGGTGATAATTATCATCTATATTTGCAGCGTGTTAAAGATATTAACGGCGGCCAAATATACGAAAAGGCCGCGAGATTAAATAATTTTAAGGACTAAAGAATATGAAAGCAAGATTTGAGAAAGGTCAAGAGGTCAGAGTTACAAAGTTGAATGGTGAAACCGTTGATGGTGTTATCAAAGATTGGGACTACAACTGTTGCACTTTTGAAGCGCAGTATGATGTTGATTATATAAAATCCGGAAATGTATGGACTATGATATGTGTACCGGAGGATTGTATCGAATTAATTTAAAATGGATTGTGATATGAAAAAGCAGATTTTAACAGACCGGGCAGAGAAGAAGTATCTTCAAAAACTCTTCGACTGTACCAATGTGATGGTATGGAAAGCCCTGACTTTTGAAAGCGACAGTGATTTGGCTCGTAGAATACGGAAGGCTGCACTGGAGCGTGGTGGGCAGCTTTCCGGTGCTGCGATACCGGAATGTGATACGACATTCCAGACTTCTGAACATACCATGACACAAACGTTCGGCAGCCGTGTGAAGATTGTGGCTAATACCAAGAACGGGCTCATCTTGGTATATGTTGATGATAAACTGGAGCGTGAGGTGTCGCATTTGACGGTTACGGAGTTTATGAAATTGCAAAAAGAAGTACAGTTTATTGCTTCCTCTCTTTAATCTCCTGAAATATGGAATACTACGGAAAAATATTGTGCATATCGGCTATGGACTTGACTTATGATGACCGGCCTGTCTTGAAAGACGGAGAACTGGATTACAGTAATAGTCGGGTTCTGAATGGCAATCATCCTTCCATGCTGTCGGATGATATTCTTGCGCCGGTCATGACAGAATCAAATTACAAGCAGTTGAAGAGGCGCGGTCAGATTAACGTAGTACGTCCGGGAAAGGGTTTGGGTAGTTATGCTCTTGTTGAAGTGGCGACGTTGCCACAACGGTTTAAAGACAGAATTAAAGCAAAATACGGTGATATGAATACTAATATATTGCGTGATTGGTTTGGGGTGCATTATGAAATAGATGCCAAAGCCCGTGAGTTCTTTACGAGGTTCCGGTTTGCCGATGGAACTACATTACCGCCGGAACACATCAATGAATATACGATAAATGCTTCCGTCCTTCAAGCCGTTCTGTCGGTGATGAATGACACGAGAACCATGCGGCAGGCAATGCAGAACAATCGTATAAACTGGGGTGAGATGGCCGGTGCCATCAGCTTCTATCAGGTGGAGTTCGGGCATACGCTTCCCCTTTCGCCGACACGTTTTCAAAAACGGGTAAACGAGTTCAAGTCGGAAGGTTATGAGTGTCTTATCAGTAAGAAGTTTAAGAATCAGAACACGCGGAAAGTCAACTACCCGATAGAACGACTTATATTGAGCCTTGACAGTTTACCTACAAGACCGTACAACACAACGGTGGCCGAAATGTATAATCAGTTTGTTTGTGGTGAGTTGCAGGTGTTTGACCCTGAAACGGGTGAAATCTACAATCCCATGCAGTTTACGGACAAGAAGGGAAATCCGCTTGTGTTGAGCGAGGCTACGATAGCAAACTATTTGAACAACCCTAAAAACAAGGCTCTCCGTGCAAAGTTGCATGACAGCCAGTGGGATTTTAATAACATGTATCGTCCGCATCATTTGCGCCATAGCCCGTTCTTCGCTTTCAGCAAAATATCTATGGATGACCGGGATTTGCCCCGTAAAATGAATAACGGTCAACGTGTAAAGGCTTATTATGCTTACGATGTCGCTTCCGGCTGTGTTGTCGGATATGCTTATAACAGATTGAAAACGGCTGATCTGTTTCTTGATTGTGTCAGAAACATGTTTCAAACGATAGAGCAAAACGGCTGGTATATGCCTGCACAGGTTGAAGTGGAACATCACCTCGTAAACAACTTTGCGGACGGGCTTATGAAAGCCGGTGTGGTTTTCCCTTTTGTCCGCTGGTGTAATCCGGGTAACTCGCAGGAAAAACGTGCGGAACACGGGAACCGTGCTAAAAAGTACGGTATAGAAAAGAATATGCAGGTAGGTATTGGACGCTGGTATGCTTCTCTGGAAGCCAACAGACCTAAGACAGAAAAAATCTATGATGAGTTTAATAACACCTACAAGGAAAAAACATACAGTTATGAGGAACTTGTAGCGGATGACATTGCCGCCATTAAAGCGTATAACAGCCAAAAACACCCTAACCAGAAACTTTATCCGGGTATGACACGCTGGGATGTACTTTGTGGTAATCAAAATCCGAACTTGGCTCCTTATGATAGGTATTTGTTGGCACGTTATATCGGTGAAAAGACACAGACGACTATCCGGCGCAATATGTATTGTACGGTAATGTATAAAGAATACGGATTACCCGACCCGAAACTGATTGAACGTCTGGAACCCCGCAATTACACGGTGGAAGCCTATTATTTGCCCGATATGGACGGAAACATTACCGAGGTATATATTTATCAGAATGATACTTTTATTGCGACCTGCGGCCTGATACAGCGTTATAATGAAGCTGCGGCAGAACAGACGGAAGATGACCGGGAAGCATATACCAATCAAGCTAAATACGTCTCTCGTTTTGACAGCATGATAAAAGAGCAGAAGATACAGAAAGTCGGCATATTGAAACCGGATGAAAAGGACGAGATAGAACGTTCCGAAGCGCGTGCGGCAATTATCCCGGATAAAAAAATGGATGATGATTTCTCCGAGTTCATGGATATAAGCAGCTACAGACGGAAGGCTACAATCGCATTATAATAACATTTTAATACTATAACAATGGAATTGACAATCGAAATCAAAGACAGAATACAGGAAGCTATCAAGGCCGACAGAGTGAACTATCCTTCGGATAATAAACATGCCGTTGCTTTGGGTATATCCACCAGTGTGTACAATAATCTTAAAAAGGGGCTGACGGACAAACAGGTCAGTGATGCAAAATGGATTTGCATCGCTCGCCGTTTGGGTGTACAGCTGAAAGATGAAATGGCATGGAGGGCTGCTGAAACCCCGACATTTGTCTTTATCACGGAGCAGCTTGAAAGATGTCAGAAAAGCGGTTTGAGCGCAATACTTTGCGATATTCCGAATTTGGGTAAGACTTACACAGCCCGTGCCTATGTGAAAAGCCATAAGAATGCTATCTATGTGGATTGTTCACAGGTTAAAAGTAAGCTAAAATTGATACGTCATATCGCCAAAGAGTTTGGCGTGGATAGTAATGGCCGTTATTATACGGTATATGAAGACCTTGTGTTTTATCTGCGTACCATAGACACCCCACTTATTATTTTGGATGAAGCAGGCGACCTTCAATATGAAGCCTTTTTAGAGTTGAAAGCCTTGTGGAATGCAACGGAACGTTGCTGCGCATGGTACATGATGGGGGCTGACGGGTTAAAGGAAAAAATAAACCGTGCCATTGAAGGTAAGAAAGTGGGTTATACGGAAATGTTGTCCCGGTATGGTGATACATACAGTAAGGTTACTCCGGATGACGGGCAGGAACGCGCGAAATTCTTAAAAGCACAGGCGGCCATAGTTGCCAAAGTCAATGCACCGGATGGAACCGACATCATGCGTCTTGTAAACCTTTCCGGTGGTGGTTTACGCCGTTTATATACCGAAATAGAGAAACTTAGATCGTAAGCTATGGGACGTGCATATTCACCAACACAAGTTCAGTCTATGAACATACCTTCTTTTCCTTTCGACGGTGAATGGGAGAAGGCATTCGGACACCCGGATAGAACCGGTGTGTGGATTATTTGGGGACAATCAGGTAACGGGAAAAGTTCTTTTGTAATGAAGCTGATAAAGAAACTGTGCCAATACTGTAATAAAGTCGCTTTAGACAGCCTGGAAGAAAGTACGGGACTTTCCCTAAAAAACTCGTTGATTCGGCATAAAATGGAAGAGGTGAACGGCAAGTTTCTGATACTTGACCGTGAACCAATGGAAGAATTGTCGGAACGCCTGTTAAAACGCCGGAGCCCGGAAGTGGTAGTAATAGACAGTTTTCAATATACCGGTCTGACATACGCCACTTACAAGGCTTTAAAGGAGAAGCATCCTAACAAACTACTGATTTTCGTCAGTCATGCGGAGGGGATGAATCCGGAAGGCCGTGCCGCAAAAAAAGTGGCTTATGATGCAGATGTGAAAATATTCGTTCAGGGGTTTAGGGCAATCTGCAAAGGGCGGTTCATTACGGCACCCGGTAATTATTATACTATTTGGGAAGAAGGTGCCGCCAAGTATTATGCAAATAAATAAATCTTTAAAACTTGATATTATGAGTGGAATAAATAAGCAGGTGGTGTTAGTACCGCCTTCTCACATGCAAAAAGGCCGAAACCGAGAACTTTTTGTAAGTCCGGGATATACATGTAGTTATTGTCATGGAAACGGCTGGTACTGGGGAATGGATGATTTTCGGGATAGTGTGAAAGTGACCTGCCCAGTGTGTGGTGGCTCTGGCCAGTTGGATGCAGTTGTAACCGTTGAATGGAAACCATCAAAGAAGGAGGGGTAAGCAATGAATATGCACTATAAGAAAGAATATGCAGAACCACTTCGGAAAGGTGTGAAACTGCATACGATTCGGAAAAGAAAGGTTTCAGTCGGTCTGACATTGAAACATATAGTATATCCCTATCATAAAGATAAACGGGAATGTGTACTTGAAAATACATGTATCTGTACTCAAAACATAGAAATTGTTCCGGGTGCTATAATCAATGACGGTAAGGTTTATGTTGAAGGCCGTTTATTGTCACTGAATGAAATGCAGCGGCTGGCATGGAACGACGGCTTTGTTAATTTGGTGGATTTTTGGATGTTCTTTAATAAGTATTTTAAGGGGTATATAATTCATTGGACGGACTTACAATATTAAAAGAATAATTGACTAATAATAGAAAAGAAATGAACATTGGAATATTAGCAGTTGACAGCAACTATCCTAATCTTGCATTGATGAAGATAAGCAGCTATCATAAGGTAAGGGGTGACAATGTGGAATGGTATAATCCGCTGTGTCATTATGATAAAGTCTATGCAGCGAAAGTCTTTTCATTTACTCCAGATTATGGCTATTATATCAATGCCGATCAGGTCGAACAGGGAGGCACTGGCTATGACATCAAAAAGATTCTTCCGGTAGAGATAGATAGAATAATTCCGGACTATGATCTATACAATATTGATAAAAAATTAGCTTATGGTTTCCTAACCCGTGGTTGCCCCAATCGCTGTAAGTGGTGTGTTGTTCCAGCTAAGGAAGGCAATATAACTCCGTACATGGATATAGAAGAAATAACACATGGGAGAAAGAACGTTATTCTGATGGATAATAATGTACTGGCTTCTGATTATGGGATAGAACAGATAGAGAAGATTGTTTCTATGGGGGTGCGGGTGGACTTCAATCAGGGATTAGATGCACGTTTAGTAACAGATGACATCGCCCAGCTTCTCGCAAAAGTCAAATGGATAAAACGTATTCGATTTGGTTGTGATACTCCGGGACAGATAGCGGAATGTGAGCGAGCGACGGATTTGATTGATAAGTATGGATATAAAGGCGAATACTTCTTCTACTGTATTCTGCTGAATGACTTCAAAGAATCATTCGAACGTGTCAATCATTGGAAGAACAAAGGTGGACGATTTTTGCCACATTGCCAACCTTATAGAGACTTGAAAAATCCCCGGCAGATTATACCACAATGGCAAAAGGATTTAGCCGGATGGGCTGATAAGAAGTGGATTTTTAGGAGTTGTGAATTTAAAGACTTTACACCACGGAAGGGGTTTGTTTGTAGTGAATATTTTTAAATCAATTAGAGTAAAATCAAGATAAATATGAATCAAATGGATATAAAGTTAAGTAAAATGCAGCTTATTCATTTAGGGAATATCTGCAAAAAAGGATGGGGCGGTTATAGCAAACCATCTACTGAATTGGACGAAATGGTAGAAAATGGTTTATTGACAAAGTCGGCTGGACCATTCGGAGATGTTGTTTATCGTCCAACTGATGCTGGGCGTAGTTACATTAATGCACTTCAATAAAATATAGGAGGCAATTATGATAGTAACAGAACTGATAGAACAGTTGAAAAACTGTAATCCGGAAGCGGAAGTATATGTTTACACAGGTGATGTCAATCTGATGGTTATTGATGAAGTGGAGCAAGAAGCTCCGGCAATGGTAGTAATTTCATAACAATATAGTGATGAATGAAAACAAGTTATACCAAATCGGTTTGCCGATAGAAAAATTGAGCAATGTGCATTTGAATTGGACTTGCTACGAACCCCGGCAGAAAATGATTATCAGCCCTTCTGTCAAGAATGAGGGCTGGGTGGTGGTTGAAACCAGACATACAGAATTTGCAGCGGCTATCATCAATGATATACCGGAAGCCAAAGTACATGTTTTAGATAATCCCGTTAAAATTGTGAAGTTATGAATAACGAACGACACCCCGAAAATTATGCAGCCTTTTACGGTCTGCTGAACCGCCTTCCTTCTTCGAATAAAGAAGCCTTAAAGGAAAGCATAGTACTCCAATACACCGATAACCGTACTTGTAGTTTGCGGGAAATGACTTTGAAGGAGTATAATGCGGCTTGTGCTGGAATGCAGAAACTTGTGCCACCTACTTTTCAGGAACAGTTATTGAAGGTACGAAAGAAAAAACGTTCCGAAGCATTGCATCAGATGCAACTGTTAGGGATAAATACAGCGGACTGGAATTGTGTCAATGCTTTTTGCAAAGACAGCCGTATCGCGGGTAAGGAGTTCCGTGATTTGGATTGTGAGGAACTGGATTCCCTACAGGTCAGAATCCGTTCTATCCGTCGTAAGAAAGAAAAACAGAATGCTAATTTATAAACCATTAAATTTCAGATTATGAATAAGAATGAATTTTTGAAAAGCCTTTCCGCTGAAGAAAGAAAAGCCTTGATTGCGGAAATGCAGCAACAGGAGAGAGAAGAAAGACAGAGCCGTCGTGATGCCTATGAGGGCTTGCGTAGTCAGTTCATGGTAGATGTATGGGGGATGCTCCAACCGATGGTGGCAGATGTGAAGATGTTCCGTGAACGGCTGGAGAAGGACAGCAAGGCGTTCCGTGAAACGATGCGCGAATACGGCCAGTTGCGTAAAGGTGAGGAACAATCCAGCTACACCATTGTGGATGGTGATATGAAACTGGAAGTGAAAAGCAACAAGGTCAAGAGTTTTGATGAACGTGCGGACATGGCGGCGGAGCGTTTGGTTGACTATCTGAAACGCTATGTGTCCCATACGGAGAAGGGAGTGGATGACCCCATGTATCAGTTGGCCATGACCTTACTTGAACGCAACAAACAGGGTGATCTGGATTATAAGTCCATTAGCAAACTGTATGAACTGGAGCCGCGTTTTGACGCAGAATATATTGAAATAATGGATTTGTTCCGTGAGAGCAATGTTGTCTATAAAACAGCGGTCAATTACTATTTTTACCAACGTGACGAGAACAGTGTCTGGCGCAGGATAGAACCTTCCTTCTGCCGTTTGTAGTGTTGTGCGTTTAAGTTATTAACATAAAAGCCTGTATATCTGAAATATGCAGGCTTTTATTATTGTTCGGTGTGAAACCTTTTATTATTTTTGCACTTAAAATCAGCCAGTTTCAAATATGCCCAAAGGAAGAGATAAAGAACTAATCAAAAAACGTGATGAAGCCTTGTGCCGCCGCTATTATTATTGGACGGAAACACAAGGCTTACGCTTTGACCGTGCTTTGAAGATACTTTCGGAGCAGGAGTTCTTTATTTCCGAAGAACGCATCATGGCCGTTATTCGTGAACGGAGCAAAATAGACCCGGACATTCAGCCTGTCCCCAAAGTCCGTGCCCCCCGTCTGACATACAAGCAGCTGGCCTTGTTTTCAGACGATGCCGGCTATCCTATCGGGCAGATTCATCGTGATAGTAGAAGGTAAACACCTTTTCATAGACCTTTATATTTCCAGGCAGATTGTAGTCCCGGCTCTTGACACGTTTTAAAGCTCCGAAAAAACGGTTTACCCTGAATCCCTGTATGGTCTTATAAACCTTGTTGCTCAAACGCTGTCTTTCCGCTATCCTGTCGGTTGTTCCGGAACCTATATGCGTGTCATTGTAGCAGTCAATAGCAAGACGGACGGTCAGTTGCGCTTCTCCCTTTTGCACTCCCGGAGCAATATCCGTCCAGTTGATGTCCGTGTTTCCTACCAGTACGCAAGGGAATGTAACCGGGTACATATCCTCGTTTTCATCTTCCAGTGCTTCCAGTTGTCCGCAATCCTCATCTATCAGTGAGATTTCAGGTAGTTTGTTGGAAATTCGCTCCAACAGTGCGATTAATAGTTCTTCCATATCATTTAAAAATTATATTTCTGATTTCCGATTCGATTTTGTTGTTTATTTGCTCGTTTAGTTCCCGGCTCTCACCCAGAAACTGGCGTTGGGGGATTCGGATGTTCAATTTCTTTTTCCGGGTCAGTGCCAGCCGTTTCCATTTTTCAGCTTCGGGGGGAATATTCCTTTTTCTCTTTTTGCCTTTTCTTTTCGTAGTGCCTTTCTTTCTTATTCCTGCGGCCTTGTAATACATAGCCCATGCAAATTTTCGCATTTGCGGTGTAACACGCGGATGTGTATCGCCACCCCAGTTATGCAAAGGTGCGTATTGTACATCATTGGCCACTTTTACGCGGTAATCAGCCGGAATATACTTTATGCTGCTGTATAAATGGTTCCTGCTGCTTAGCAGGGTTCTGTAATTGGCTGCTGCGGATTTGGAACCGGACAGCCTTCTTTTTGCATCCGGCCACTTGTGAAGTCCGTCATTTACAAAGCCACCCTGTCTAAAGTTCTCCTGATAGTGTGTTTTGGCCATGTTTCCCACTTGTACCGGTAATTTCCGGCGCATAAGTGTGTCCAGTTCCCTTTGCTTGGCAGCCAGTATTCTGGTAAATTCTTGTATCTCCATAATCTTTTTTCATTTTAATGTTGTATATTTGCGAAAAATCCATTTTATGAGCGAAATGATAGACACTTCCCGGATGAAGGGTGAGGACTTGTTTCGGTATTACACGCTGTCAGATGCGGCAGACCGGGACTATGGCCAGACATTACAGGCTGCCCATGTTGAGATTGGCGACACCCTTTTCCCCATGCTTGAACAGTGCGAGCGTGAGGGAAGGCGTATTCGTTTGAAATACGATAATCCTCTTTGGGAAGTCGGTGCCTTGGATTGTCCTTTTAAGGTTGTCATGGAGTAAGCCCTTCTATATATTTGACCATATCGTCATACAATTCCGGTAGATATTTCTTAAACACCTTGTTCCCGGCAAACGTGTTTTCAAAACAATGGGCTATAAATTCTTTTTCGCTCATACCTGTAATCTTGAAATATTCTTTGCTATGCCCGAAACCGAACCGGCTGTTTAAAGACATGATGGTGTCCATTGTAGAACATATTTGTTCAATGACATCCTCTTGGCTTATTCCACGCCGTTTGAATGTTTCCGCGTCCATGCGGCGCACCTTTTCATAAAGTTGTCCCAGGCGTTTGTCCACATATTCAAAGCGGCTCATTGTTTTTTCTACCTTGACCGGTGCGAATGCCTGTTTCTCGCTGTTGTACCTGATATCCCAATAACTATATTTGCCACGTCTGCCCAGTTCCATCCGTCCCTTATCCATTACATCCTTCAATTCCTTGCTGGCATACATGTTTCTTTGTGCATCAATGGCATGGCCGAACTCATGGTATATGACACTCTCCCGATGCCAGTCGCTTGCCTTGTTGCGTTTGTTTTCGGCAATATGCACCATGCGGCGTTTGGGTTCCGGTACATCCACAATCTTCCTTCCTTCTCTTACCTTTGTTGTGTCCGGCATATAATAAGACCCGGAACCGTTGATGTCTATCTGGAACCGTATGTCTTTTCCCGGTGTATCATCTATAAGGTTGAAGAAGTCCTTCTTGAACCGTATTTTCTTGCCTTTCAGATAATCCTGCTCCGGCAATAATGCCTCAGGCATTTTCTTTGAAAATTCCTCTTCTTCCACTTTCCCCATTAGCTTTCTGACAGCCTTTTTTGCTCCGTCGTAGGCATTCTTTATATAGGGGTGTGTCTTTCCGAATATGGAGCCGGTTTTGCCCGGATTCCCGTCCAATCCGTCCGATGGGTTGTCTTTTTTGCCGCCATCCGGCAGCTTGTTTTTGGGTGTAGCCCGTTTTCCGGTGTTCCGTAGTCCGCATTTGCAGTTCCAACGATCACCAGGCCTATGGTTGTCCCAAAAAGTGTCATTGACAGGCCGCACGATACCCCAGAACCTCCGGTGGTCTTCGCCGGGTGTCACGCTGGTTGATTCAATCCATTCCAAATTGGGTAAAATATCAATTTCCCTTTCAAACTGTTTCCAGTCGGCTGCCTGATGTGCCCGGATAATGGCTGTATCATATTCCGTCCGCAACCATTGGTACACCTGGTGGTCTGCTATGGGCATCACTTCTTTTGCCCACTGTTCAAACGGTTTTAGATTGCCGTTAGAATCCAGCAGGAATGCCGCCATATCGTTCTGCATCCGGTGTACCTTGAAGGCAGAAAATACGGCGTTGTTATACCGCAGCTCCTGATAGAAATCGTAATCGGGATCGTGAGCCTGCCGTGTTCCGAATCCTTTGTCGGTAGCGATGTTCAGTTTTTCCCATACAGCGTTGAACATACCTTCCTCTATTTCGTCCATCGGATGGAAGTCTTTGCTGTAAATGTGTTTGAGAAATGCTTTTAAAACTTCGTCGTCGAAAGTGAAATCAGAAGAAACATCCGTGGCCGCATCCCGGTAAAGAGTGTTCATCACCATTCTAAAGCCCCGTCGTTCTCCTTCGGGGCGTGGCCGAAAAAACCGCTTAGCCAGTTTGCAAATTTCCTTTTTTGTCCGGGTGAAGGTTCCGTCTGTTTATTCGGATCGTCTTTCAGTTCGTCTTCCAGTTCTTCTTTTGCCGGGGTAGGTTCCTGCCGCGCTTCCGTTCTTCTTTTCTCGGCTTCCGCTTTAAGCTCCTTGTAATTTTTCGGTTTTTCAATTCCGAATTCTTCATACAGGTAATCATCTGAAACCGGCAGGTCAAATGATGTCTTTAGTTGGCTTAGTATATTCATTTTAGCAGCCTTGTCAATATCCTTAGGTTCCGGGAAACAGAACTCGCCACCAACGGTATTGATACCCATCGAAAGGAATATGTCCGTCATATTGTAATTAAGGACATCCAATATATACCGCTGGTCTGCCTGTGTAACCTTGTCTTCCACTTTCTTATGTACGGTTCCAAGAGCCTGTGTGCCTTTGTCGGAAGATTCCGTAGTCAGTGTATTGCCCAGGAATAGTTTTGATATTTCATTGTTGCACCGTTCACACAATCTTTCGTATAAGTCCGCCGTTCCGGTCTTGTTGCCGGATTCTTTCAATTGCAGTTCCGTATCTTTGGCATGAATGAACACCGCCAGACTTCCGGCGTTTGTCGCATCGTCAATGGCTCTTTGCCGTGCATCATCATCGTCCGTTTCGTAGATATATTCCTGTATGGGCATACCGAACACTTCGGAGAACTGTGCCCAATCCGCAGTGGTATTTCTTTTGTAAATAACCCACGGTGCAGCCTTGGCCAACAATCCCAGATTATCCGCATCCCCGACGAACAGCAAGTCCGCGTATTCATCCCACGGGGTTCCTGTAATGTCGGTCTGATGGCGCAGGATGATTTTTCGTACCGGGTCTGCATGTTTGCGTGGAATCAGGTCGTAATCTATCCACTGTTTGTTCTTATAGAACTGCATAAGGGAGAATCCCCACCATTGTGCGGATAGAATATCTTCGATACACCGGCGGAACCACGGCGAGCGAATCTGTTCGTTTATTTCCTCATCCGGCTTACCATTCCTGCGGAACTCTATGTTTGTGGCCAAAACAGCCTTTATCCGTTTGTCAATCACGCTGTAAAGATGCGTGTCCATAAGTATGTCACTGTACAAGTCGTATAACTTATACCGGCGCGAGTAGTCCACGTTCTCGGCTGCATGTATGGATGCCGTGAAGTCCGCTATATCAATCCCAAACCGTTTGGGCTGTGTGAGTACAATCGTCCGTGCCCCTTTTTGTCCCGGTCTGGGTATGTTGCCGCCGACCGTTATCCTGTTTTTCTTTTTTCTACTCATATTTAGAAATGATTTACACGTTTGCGGTTACTTTTTATTCGGAAATTTGCTTTTGTTTTCCGTTCTTCCTCCGGTAGAAGCGGTGCTCCTTCAATACTTATTTCTTCCGCTGCTACATCGGCGAGCCATTCTTTAGCCCGGTCGTACCTGTCTTTCCGTATGCCGGAAAGATTGCGCGGATTGTGTATGCAAAAGATGTGGTACACGGCTATATCTATGGCTATCATCAGGACAAGCTGGTTCCGGTTTTCGCCGGTAGCGTTGAAAATCTTGTTGCAGTCATAGCGTTTTGACAGGTAGCATCGCATTTCCGCTAAAGCCCGGTCTTCGCAAATTTCCACGAGGGTATCATCTTCCCTTACCAATGCGTCCAGTATTTCTTTATGGATACTCGCATCATAATCATTTAGTTCTATAAATTGGCTCATTGTCTGTATTTATTGTTTATGCGCAACGCTTTCCGGGAAATCTTCTTCGGCGGTTCCGTATCACGCAGTTTTCTGTCTAATATCCGGTTTCCCCCTTCCACGCAGTCAGGACCGTCGGCAGGGAATGTGAGTTGAAGGTTGAACAGTTTAAACTGGTCTTCCATGCGTTTCATGTGCGGGTTGTCCTTTTCCGCTTCGTTGAGTATCAGGTTTCCTTCCCGGTTCATGGGTTCAAGGTTCGCCTCAATACGTGTCGCCTTGTCGGTCTTCTTGTCTTCATCCCCACGTATGTAAAGTGAAATATTCCTTTCCCTTCTGACTTTTCTTACCAACGGTTGGAATACCTGCTGGAAAAATGGGTCTTGCAATTTGTTGTTTTCCATGTAGCAATACACGGAAGTGCGCCCCCCGACAAACTCCAGCAATTTTACGTACCAATCTATAAATTCAGCATTCAACCCTCTGTCAAGAAACGCCTTGATAACATACAGCCTGCTGTTTATTTTACCCAGCAGACATACGGTCTTTGTCGAACTTTTCTTTGTCTTGTTCTCTCCCGGTGCTGGGTCGCCGTATATAACAAGAAACTTGAATTTGGATAATGCCGGTACTTTCCCGTAGGCAATTTCCTTGAATACCTCACCTTCCGCAACCGGATTGTTGAAGAACTCCTTTTGTGCAGCCGATGCACTGACCAATGAGAGAAACAGGTCTATGTCTTCTTCCGAATTCTTCTCCGGCCATGTCGAATGACCGTTCTTATCCCGGATATTGATAATATCCACATGTCCGATACCTTTTACCTTCAGTTCCTCAGCTTTGGCGATGGCGCGTGTGATACAGCAGTCCGCTGCAATGATATTCCCGTTAAAGAGAATCCGGTAATAGCCTGATACGGACATGGTAGGTATCAATGCTTCTTCCAGCCATTTCCATTTGGCTTTAATGCGTTCCAAGTTGCGGCATTCTTCATCGGTGTCTATATCATCAATCAGGATAAAGTCCGGTCGGAAGTTCTTGTTACGGGTACCGCGTGGTGATTGTCCGGCACCGATAGCCCGGAAGGAACAACCGCATTGGCATGTAAACTCCCCCGTCTCCCAAGAACCCGGCTTTTTCTGTGCGCCATAATCCTGAATGATGCGTTGGTTCTCTTCAAGATTGGCCATGAAAGGCAACAACAGGCGTTCCGCATTATCCGCAGAGTTGGAAATGAGCAGTACGTTCCGGATTTTCCGGGTTAAAGCCAGTTTGATTATTTCCATCATGGAACGGGCGGACTTAGCCAGTTCTCTTGACCATGCCCGTACTTCATACCACCGGTTATTCTGCATAATCCGTTTAGTGGCCTTCTTATGGAAGACTGCCGGTTCGCAAGTGTAGTATTGGGCAAAGTAGTATTTGAACCACGCATCGTCATCTGCTTCCAGCCTTTTTTTACGGGTTTCAATATCGGCCACCGAATCCGAGGTGTTGATGTCTGAACTTTCCTTGATGGATGCCACCAGTTCGTTCCACTGCTCCAGTGCAAGTCTGTCTTTTGGTGTGAGCTTCTTCTTTGCCATTTCAAGTGAGTTTTGATTTTACAAAAGCGTCCAATACCGGACAGATGGCCTTTGCCTGCTGAATATCAAACGAACGCAGCCATTTCATGAAATCCCCGAATACGGATGTTATGTCTGCTACCCCGACGTCTGTTTCCATTTTCTTGATGGCATTTGCCAGTTTGGAAATAGTGTCGGCTTCTGCCGGATTGGGGAACCTTTCGCTTGGCGGGCGGTCTGCGATGACGGCGTTTAGGTCTGCCAGGTGACGGTACATATTTTTTAATTGTTCTTCCCTTGTGATGGTAATGGACACTTTCAGATGTTCCCAGTTTTCAGAGTTTATCCATTTGTTAATGGTGACGCGCGACACCCCTACACGTTCGGCAATCTCCTGCTGTGTAAGATTCTCTTTGGTGAAGAGCAGTTTTGCCCATTCTTTCTTTTGAAGGTTGCTTAAATCTGCCATATTGATACCTTTTTTATTTGCAAAATTGCTCTAAAAAAGGAAGTTAGGAAAGTGGCCGCCGCATGATACAACTTTATAACGTTATGGTAACATTATAAGTCCGGTATGATAAAAATCGGATTTGCGTACCCCTTTAAATAGCTTCATTTTTGCACCGTAAAACGGGCGGAGAGCCTATCAAAACGAATAAATGATGAATAGATTTTTCAATATGATACCCGGCAATGATGCGTGTTGCATCCTGCTTTATGGAGACATCGGAGAGTATGAGGATGTACGTAGCGGTGATATTGCAAGGGAACTGATAGAGGCGGAAGCTGCATATAAGAAGATTGATGTCAGGATTAACAGCAACGGTGGCGATGTATATGCAGGCATCGCCATCTTTAACGCCTTCCGGAACAGCAAGGCTGACATAACTATTTATGTGGACGGGATAGCGGCCAGTATGGCGTCTGTCATAGCCTTATGCGGCAAGCCGGTCAAAATGAGCAAATATGCCCGTCTCATGCTGCATAGTGTTTCCGGCGGTTGCTACGGAAACAAAACGGAGCTTCGCAGGTGTCTGGAAGAAGTGGAGGCTTTGGAAAATACCCTGTGTCAGATGTATGCCCCTAAATTGGGTATCAGTGAGGAAGAAATCAGGGCGCGCTACTTTGATGATACCGACCATTGGTTGAAAGCTGATGAAGCACTTGCATTGGGTTTTATTGACGGTATCTATGATGCGGAACCGGTACCGGAGGACAGTACCCCGGAACAAATCTACAGGACATTCAATAACCGGCTGAAGCAACAGCCACAAAATCATAATCAAATGAATTTAGAAGAAGTGAAGAAACGTCCGCGCTTCAAGGATTGCGCGACGGATGCGGATGTTTTCCGCATTATGGATCAGTTGGAAGCGGAGGCCGGTAAGGTTCCTTCCCTGACAACGGAGGTGGAAGACCTTAGAAAGAAAAACAAGATTTTTGAAGACAAGGCAAAGGAAGATGACGAAGCCGCCAAAAAGAAACTGCTGGATGATGCGGAAGGTGATGGCCGTATCAATGCCGAAACTCGCGCCATCTACAAGAATCTGCTGGATAGTGACCGCGAAAACGGTGAGAAGGCTTTGAAGAACCTAAAACCAAAAAAGAGAGTGACAACGGATTTGCATATTGCTCCCGGTGGAAGTGAAAGTCCGTGGGACAAGCGTATGAATGAAATCCGGGATAATTACAACCGTAAATAACCAGTATCAATATGGCAATAGTAGTAAAAAATACCAATTACAACGGCGAGGTACTTGAAAAGATTCTGACCGTCGCCTCCACCGGCAATGAGTTTGTTGATAAAGGGCTGATTTATGTCATTCCCGGTGTGGAAAAGAAAATGAGCCTGCCACGTATCAAAAGTGGTAAAATGCTCCAGAAGCGTAAAGAAAACCCTCAAATTGAAGATTCCAAAGGAAATTTCAACTATTCGGAAAAGTCTCTGGATCCTGTGGACTTCATGGCTTTTACAGTGTTCAATCCCCGTGCTTTTGAGCACATCTGGCGTAAGTGGCAACCTAAAGGAAACCTTGTATTTGCGGAACTTCCCCCCGAAGCCCAGAATGTCTTGTTGGAAGAACTGACCAAACAGGTAAAATTCGAGTTGGGCGATCATTATATCAATGGCGAGTTCGGTAACGATGATGACCATTTGATGAATGGTATTCTGACGCAGGCGGCGAAGGATTCCGAGGTGATTGTTGTTTCTTCCGATGAGACAACCATGATTGGCAAATTGAAGGCCGTGCGCAGAATGATTCCGAAACCTATGCGTAATAACCCCAATCTGCGTATCATAATGAGTGTGGACGACTTCGATAAGTATGATGATGAACTGACAGAACGTGAGGCGAAAAATGCCAGCGAAACGGATGTGAATAGCAAACGTTACAAGGGAATCACCATTGAGACACTGGCGGCATGGCCGGATGATTTGATTGTAGCCAGCCTTTGTTCTCCGGATGCGAACGGCAATTTCTTCGCCGCCGTCAATTTGCAGGATGACGAAGATGTCATTCAGATTGATAAAATAGCCAATGCCAGCGAACTGTACTTCTTTAAACTTCTGATGAAAGCCGATACTAATATTGCTTTCGGTGAAGAGTTTGTGGTACTTGACACCCGTAAGACCCCGGTGTTTAAATCAGCGGAGAGAACTATTTCGGTGGATGATAGTACGGTGACTATTGCGCCGGAAGGTGGTACGGAAGAAGTGGCTGTAACGGCCAGCGGTGAGTATAGCATAAGCGCGTCTCCGGCAGGTTTTACTGTCAAAGGTACCGATGACGGTATCAGTATTACTGCGGAGGCTAATACTACCGGGAAAGCGAAAACCGGTATTATTACTCTGACACTTGATGCCGACAAGAGCAAAAAGGTGGATATTACCGTAACACAGAACATTCCGGAGGAATAATGGCAGCATTGAAATATCTCGTAATTCATTGCACGGCCACTCCGGAAGGGCGTGAGGTAAGCGGTGCGGAGATTCGCGCCTGGCATACCAATCCGGTCACTAAGGGCGGTCGTGGTTGGAAGCAGGTCGGATATACTGACTTGTTTCATCTGAACGGTGGAATAGAACGCTTGGTGGACAATAACGAGGATGCGAATGTAGACCCGTGGGAAGTGACTAACGGGGTGGCCGGTTACAATTCCGTGAGCCGCCATGTAGTCTATGCCGGTGGTGTTGCCAGTGACGGCAAAACTCCGAAAGACACCCGTACAGCTTGTCAGGTAAAAGCATTGGAGAAGTACGTGAAGGACTTCCACCGGCGTTTTCCCAACGTGAAAATTGTCGGGCATAATGAACTGGCGGCCAAGGCCTGCCCCAGTTTCGATGTACAGAAATGGCTTAAACAAATAGATATAACTCAATAAATTAACAACATGAAACGATTTCTTTTCTTTTTTGTGCTGATGCTTGGATTTGCATCAGCCACTTTTGCCCAAACGGTTACAGTACCGGAAGTAGACTATAACAGTATGATCGCCACTTTCGCCGGTTTTGTCGGCGGTGTAGTATTGCTTATTGAAGGTATCAAAACCCTGTTCCCGAAAATGGAAGGACTGACAACGCAAATAGTCAGTTGGTGTGTCGGTATTGTGGCGGCTGTGTTATTGTGGTGGCTGGATGTAGGATTTGTTTCCGGGATGACATGGTATATGGCTTTGCTTTACGGTTTAGGTTCTTCTTTAGTGGCAAATGGCGTGGCGGACACCGGGCTGATTCAGTGGCTTCTTGGACTGTTTGCGGATAAGGACGGTTCGAAAGGGTAAGTGATAAAAGGATGAGCCACGATGGATACCATAATGACAGTTCTTCAATGGCTTGTTCCTGTTTTGGGTACTGCTATCGTCTGGCTCACCAACCGCACATTGCGGAATACCCGGACAGTCAAGGAGGTACACGATACCTACAAGACCATGTATGAAGACCAGCAAAAAACTCTAATTGAATTGCGAAATGAAAACGGAAATCTTTACAAGAAATTTGTCAGGCTTGAGCAGATTGTGGCGCGTGCTTCCGTGTGCCGTTATTGGCCTGTTTGCCCTATGCGTGCAGAGCTGCAGAACACACGGGCATATAACTACGGCAAGCCGGACAGAAGACCTTCGGGACAGCCTACTATCCGAAATCCGGGTGTTGAAGCCGATAGGGATTCCGGAGTCGAGGGTGAGCCTGACAATCCCGACGGCAAGCCTCCTTAACCTTCCGCCTTCCGCTTCCTATACACAAAAAAGCGGACAGGCGAATGTAAAGGTGGAGCATGACAAGGATACAATACGCATTTACGCGAGTTGCGACAGCCTGCAAATGCTTTGCGAGTATTATGAGCGTGAACTTGTGCGCATTCGGGGGCAGACCACGACGGATGAGAAGCATACGGAACAGTATTCTGTGAGTATTCAAACGGCGTTCAAATATATCTTATCCGGTTTTATAGCCGGAGTATTCATAACAATAATCATATATAATAAAAGGAAAAATGGATAATGTACAAGATTTTTTATACGGTCTTGCCTTGATGGAAGTAGGCGATACAGACATCGGTTTTATAGAAGAGGATTCTTTTGATTTGGGTGGTCAGGCCGGTGAGGCAACGGAAGTCAAGGCTTCACAAATACCGGGTGCGCCGGTTCTTCTTATTCCGAAATCAAACGGAACCATCAAGCCTACTTTTGACCTGATTCATCTGATTTATGAAAATCTGGTAAGGGTGATGGGTGGTAAGGTTATAAAGACCGGAGAAAAGGCTACCGGTTGGGAAGCCCCAAACAAGTTGACACAGGTATCGGATAAAGTTGTGATTTACACATTCAGTGGGCACAAGATAACTATTCCAAAGGGTACCATAACCGCTTATCTGGGTGATAAGCTGACTTTGAGCGGGGTAGCCAAAATCAAGACTACCATAACACCGCTTGCGGTAGATACCAAGACAGCTCCCTATAAAATTGAGAACATGACGGAAGATGATTTTGCGAAGCTGGAGGGGCAGGCTGCTTCTGTGGCGGCTTCGGTGTCCGCCGGTGAGGATTTGCCTGTAGCGGGAACTGACGAACCAACCCCGACAGAAGATGAATAAACAGGATGTGGAACCCCAAGTGGCGGAAGCCCTGCTGGACGTAGGCGTTTCCATTCCTTTTTGGCGTTTCCGTCTTCCTTTCAGAAAAAAGCCGGCGCAATTACGTATGACGATGAAACGACCCAAACTGGGAACTCAGCTTCGTATTGCCCGGCTTTACTTGAAAATAGGGGTCACCTATGAGAAGATGCGTGACTTTACTAAAGAGGAACAGATGAGCTTCATGGTTGAACATGGCCATGATGTCTGCCGGATGATTGCGCTTACCATTTGTCGGGGCAGATATTCCGGTCTGCTTTTATCTCCTTTGGTATCATGGATATTGCTTTGGTGGGTAGATGATGTTTATCTGCAAGCCGCCTGTACCCGTTTTGTTTCCCTTTTGGGAACCAAGTCTTTCGAGAATATTATCAGATCAGCGGAGAAGACGAATCCGACAGTCCCGCTGAATCAGAGCCAACAAAAGAAGGGGAGTTAACGAGCCGTTATGAAGGTTCCCATAGCCTCTTCGGGTTTATCTGGCAAATAGCGTCTGCTACCGGATGGAGCGTTAATTATATCCTTTGGGGCATAAACTTGCAGACTTTGCAGATGATGTTACATGATGCACCACATTATGTAAGCACCGGAAGAAAGCCGGAGCAAGAAGACAGTAAACCTATAAATAAGAAACAGAAGAAAAACAAACCGTCTGCGGCTACCGGTAAAAGAAAAAGCCGTATAACCGAATTATTCCAATCACGTTTAAAATAAATGAAACCGGTAGAAATCGAATTTTTGATGCGTGACAGGTTGTCCGGCGGTCTTGACAATGCACGGTTAAAAGCCAACCTGTTGGATTCGACGCTTAAACGTGTCGGACTGACCGTTGGTGCGGTTTTTACCGTTGACAAGGCCATAGAGTTCGGTAAGGTCATGATGGATGTACGTGGCCAGATTGACAGTTTCCAAATATCCTTTGATACTCTTTTGGGCGGTAAAAGCAAGGCAAGTGCTTTCTTCACGGAAATTAAAGATTTTGCCGTAGAAACTCCTTTAATGTTGGATGACCTGTCCAAAGGTGCCCAGATGATGTTAGGTTTTGGTGTGGATTCGGAACGTGTAATCCCAATCTTAAAGCAAATCGGTGATATTACAATGGGAGATGCCGAACGTTTTAATTCCATGACATTGGCTTTCTCTCAAATGTATGCCACCGGCAAGTTACAAGGGCAGGATTTGCTCCAGATGATAAATGCCGGTTTCAATCCTTTGCTGACCATTTCAGAGCGTACCGGCAAGTCTGTGGCACAGTTGAAGGATGAAATGTCAGAGGGTGCCGTTTCCGCCGAAATGGTTGCACAGGCTTTTGCCGATGCGACGGCAGAAGGCGGTAAGTTTCATGGTATGCTGGAGAAACAGAGCGAAGGCGTTCGCGGCATGAAATCCAATTATGAAGGAGCGGTGGATGATATGTTAAACGGGCTTGGAACCAAGTTTCAGGATGTATATGTAGATGGTCTTCAGATGGCAACAGCCATTGTCAAGAACTACGATGAAGTAGGGAAAGCCCTTGTAACCTGTATCAGCATTTACGGTTCCTACAAGGCGGCTGTCATGGCCGTTCACGTTGCTGAGAAATTGCGTTACCAATCCACGTTGGTGCAAATGGCCGGCATGAGCAAGATGCAGGCTGTTACGGATATATTGAAGGCGAAGACCGCAGCTTTGAATAAAACCATGTTGGCCAATCCTTATGTATTGGTAACAATGGCTGTTGTCGGTTTGATTGCCGCCACTGTTGCTTATTCTAAAAGTTGTACCGTCCTGGAAGATGAATTAGGCCGGGTGAATAATCGGGAGAAAGAGCAGGCGGATTTATTGAATCAGCGCAAGGGCAAAATAGAAGAGTTGATTTCAGCCATTCAGGATGAGAATCGGACGGAGGCGGAAAAACTGGAGAAGCTGAACGAACTGAAAACCCTTATGCCTTCCGTGTTTAACCAATATAAGACGGAGAAAGAACTGGTTGAACACCTGACGGATGTGCGTAGGGATTACAACAAAGAGTTGCGTGAAGAGAAAACATTGAAAGGTATTAAGAATTTGGAAGATGACCGTAAGCGGCTTTCCGAGTTGAAACGGTATAAAGAACTGTTTGACAAGAGTACTGACCATGGTTATAATAGCCTTTCAACCGATGAAAAAGCTGAATATGCAGGCTTGGCCAAGAAATACCGTTCGGAAGTTAATTCCAGCAAAGGAACTTTTCAGTTGTTTACGACCGGGTTGTCCGAAATGATAAAAGCTGCGGAAGGCACCATATCCCAAGACATCGAAAAAGTGAGAGCTGATGCACAAACCCAGTGGGAAGCTTCTGTTAACGGTATGAATGCAGATGCCGCATTGGCTATGTCACAAAGCTATTCGAATCTTCTGAAACTGGCTAAAGATACAGGCAAGAAATGGGCGCAAATACAGGGAGAAGCGATGCCTGTCAGCACGGAAGCCCTTGAAAAACGTATTCAGACACTTAACGTCCGTATAAAAACTATTCAAGAAAATGCTTCCAAAGATTTCTTGAACGATGCGAAGGTTGCATGGGGAAAGGCACAGGCCGAAGTGACGTCAATCATAGCCGGTCGTAACGACCGTATCAAATACCCGGATGAAGCCGCCTATAAATCTGCGTTAGAAAAAGCCCGACAGAAAGAGGAATCGGCCAAAAAGAAGTATGAGAATTTGGGCGGTGAAACGAAAACCGTCAAGGGTACTTCAGCGGTGGAAACCGCCAACCGCTTAAAAGTGGAGAAAGACACCCGTGAGAGACAGATAAGAGAATATACGCAAAGTCTGGCCAGACAGGAACGGCAGAGCGAGTTTGAAATTCGTGAAGCCCGTATTTCCGCAATGGATGAAGGTGTGGAGAAAGAAAAAGCCGCCATAAATTTACATTATGATAAGCTAATCGAAGAAAACCATCGACGTGAACAGCAATGGGTGAAAGAGTTGCAGGATAAAACTCAACTTGAATTTGAAACCGCCCATCCGGATTATAAGAAAAAGGGACTTACTTCTCCGGTGGTTTCGGTTGATGACCTTTCTGAAAGCCAGAAAAAACAGTTGAAAGATTATGAAGATGCCGCAATTTTGTATAAAAAGAGTTCGGAAGACAAACTGTTGAAAGAACTGTTAGGGAAATACCGTAGTTATGAACAACAACGTGCGGCTATAAATAAACAGTTTGATGCCCAGCGTAAGATTGTGGAGAATGGAATCGGAGCGGACGGCCAGCCCTTGGGTGAAGATATTAAGAATACTGCTTTAACCGAATTGGAAAAGCGGCGCAAGGAGGCTCTCAAGCAAGTTAATGATACCGAAATGGAGGAAATGCAGAAAAATTCCACTTTTCTTATTGCCTTGTTTGAGGATGCTTCCAATAAGTCCGTATCGGAAATAAATAAGATAACCGCTTCCACAAGGGAATTGCTGGCTTATCTGTCCACTACACCATCGGAGGATATAACTCCAAAATTCGGTTTTACGGCAGAGCAGTTAAAAACCTTGAAGTCTTCACCGAAAGATTTGAAAGCCATTCAGCAGGCGGTAGAGGAATTGTATTCAGTAGGAATAAAGAAAAATCCTTTTTCCACTTTGATAAACGATTTAAAGGCATTGTTTAAAACGGGAGATGACAAGGAAACCACTACCAAGAAGCTTGCCAAAATTGGTGAATCAGCATCGGAAACGGCTGATTTGATAGGTAATCTCGCCGGGAACTTGTCTGATATGTTTGAAGAAATGGGAAACACCGGTGCTGCGGATGCCATGAGTGGCGTACAGGATGCCATGAGTGCCATTTCCAATATCGGACAGGGTTTTGCCAAAGGGGGAATAGTCGGTGGTATTGCTTCGGCTGTTGGTGAAGCAGCCAATTTTATAGGGAAAGCCTTTGCTGCGGAAGCCCGTCACCAGGCGGCATTAAAGGCTGTAATGAATGAAAAAATAGCCCAGCAACGAACGTATAACCTCTTATTGTTGGAACAGAATCTGGCGTATGAGAAAGCGTCCACGATATTCGGTGTCGATCAGTACGGCAAAGCAGCCAATGCGGTAAGGGTGATGAAGGAAGCCTATAAACAGCTACAGAAAGAATTGGAAGGTAGTGCATCCCAACAGAATGCCTTTGCATACAAAAGTACCGGTAATGCCTTTTTTGACCGGGCGTTTAACAGGAACTACAATGTTCAGAAGGATGTTTATTCGGGTTTGGCCGATATAGAGGTTAAGACGGGGCATAAAAAAACCGGTCTTTTCGGTTGGGGAAAGGGAAAGGATATTTATTCCTCCATACTTGACGTGTATCCTCGGCTGGTGGATGCGAACGGTAAATTCAATGCTTCTTTAGCCGAAACGATTGTAAGCACCCGTGAGATGTCAGAGGAAGATAAGGCAGCCCTGCAGAACATGATAGACCTTACCCGGCAGGCTGAGGAGGCATGGGAAGAAGTCCGCAGCTATTTTGAGGGGATTTTCGGCGATTTGGGTACGACTTTGAGCGATGCGCTTGTGGATGCTTTCCGTAACGGTACCGATGCAGCAGAAAATTTTGTGGATGCCGTTACAGGCATGTTGGAGGATTTAGCCGAACAGATGATTTATACGGTCACTCTGGCACCTTACATAGAACGGGCGCAGGATGAAATGCTGGGTGTGATGAAAAATGACGAACTGACCGATGAGCAGAAATTCAGTAATTATGTGAGAATACTGGATAATATGACGGATAATATTCTGAACCAGCAGGGGTATTATAATTCTCTTTTGGAACAGTACAGGGATATGGCGGCTGATAAGGGCATCAATCTTTGGGAAAAGGACGGTGCCAGTCAAAGCGGTAAGGCCGGTGCCTATGAAGCCGCCTCACAGGAAAGCATTACCCGTTTGGAAGGTTTATATAGTTCCATGTTGGAGCATGAAATCAATATTGACGGGAATGTGGAGGAAATTTCCGAAGGCATGAATACGGCAATAGGGCATTTGAAGAAGATAGAGGAAAATACCGGTGAGAGTAAAAAGCATCTGGAAAATATAGACAAGGCGATTAGTGAAATGAAGTCGGACATAGCCACCATTAAAAGGGATGGTGTAAAAACGCGGTAACATGGAAATATTAGAAGGACTTTTATATATCAATGATATAGACGTGTATGAGGAATATGGTGCCTTTCTTGCGGAGAAAACGAAGAACGGGCACGAAAATTATGATGCCCTGTTTTCATCAGCCGGAACAAAGGAGCAGATTGCAGTGGATATTCGTGAACGTGATGGTGAAAGGCTGCCGGACGAACTGACGGTGACATTCAAGCCGCGTGATGTGACCTTGTATTTTGCCATTAAAGCGGTCAGTCGGGCAGACTTTATAAGAAAACGTTCCGCGTTCAGGGAATTTCTTCGTAAGGGTTATAAGGGGTGGCTGTTATTCCGTTTGCCGGAAATTGAAACGACATTCCGTTTTTATCTGAAAGATTTTCCTTCCGGCTGGGAACAGCTTGCCTACTCGGATGACGGCTCTTTGGCTCGTTTCCCTGTTATGTTCCGGGAGCCTCAACCGGCATTCTAATGGTATAAGAACAGCATTTAAAACGAATTAAAACAATGGCTTTGCAAGTATATGATCGAAATAAAGAACCACGTGTGGTACTGTGTGAATCTGACAGTTCCAATCAGCAGGTCGGTGTACAGGAGGATGATATTCTTACCCTGTCCCTGACTTCTTATGAATGTGTCCGTTTGGAACCGGGGGATTTTGTTGAGTTCCTGGGTGCCCGTTTCTGGCTGGTTGAAGCCTATACACCCAAACAAGCCAGTACTGTAGAGTGGCAATATAATGTGAAGTTTTACGGGACACAGAGCATTGTCAGGCAAGCATTGATGCTTAGTTCGGAAAATGTCCCGTTGGAAGCTTATACTGCGCCTGCGCGTGAACAGCTTGCAATGGTGGTAAAGAACCTTAACCGTTGGATGGGAAATATAACGGACTGGAAAGTCGGTGACTGCATATCTACGGAAAACCTTGTGATTGATTATTCCGGTGGGACATACGTCAATGAAGCATTGAATAAAATTTCAGATGCCGTTGGTGAAGGTGCCGAATGGTGGATGGAGGGAATGACCGTCAACCTTTCCCGGTGTGAGCATGATGAACCGATTGATTTGGGCTATGATAACGGCCTTCTTTCTATCGAACGGGATAATGCGGATAATGTAAAATTCTTTACACGTCTGTTTCCGGTAGGCAGCACCAAGAATATTGACCCGGAGAAATATGGACACTCCCGTTTGCAGCTTCCTACAGGTGATAAATACGTGGAAAGGAATACAGAGGAGTTCGGTGTCATTGAGCACTATGAGGCGGAAGCCTTCGAGAAGATATTCCCCCGTCGTACCGGCCATGTGTCCGTTGTAAGCAGCGAACAGGCTAAGAATGATGACGGGACTGAATTTACCGTTTATTATTTCACGGATGAAAGCCTGAATTTTAACCCGAATGACTATGAAATCGGTGGTTTGGTGAAACATGTTGTTTTTCAGGACGGGGAACTGGCCGGACGTGATTTTGAAGTAAATTATAATGCCAGTACAAAGCGTTTTGAGATTATAACCACCTTTCCTTATGATGATGACACACAAGTGCCAGGTGGTTTGCTTGTTCCAAAAACGGGTGATGCTTATATATTGTATAATATCCGTATGCCGGATGAATACTATCCTGCGGCTGAAACGGAGTATGGTGATGCGGTCGGGGATTTTTTAGAGACCCATTCCGGAATGACCGACCGTTCTGTCTTCAAATGCCGGACGGACTATATCAACTTGGATCAGCGCGGAGTGGTATTGACTATCGGACAGCGCGTACGTCTTGTAAGTGACCGGTATTTCCCTAAAACCGGGTATCGTGAAAGCCGTATAACCCGTATCACCCGGAATGTACAGCGTCCCAATGAGGCGGATATAGAAATCAGTGATGTTCTTTCCAAAACCTCACAATCCCGTATGCAGGATAGTATAACGACGATAAGGACTGAGGTTAAGACTGCTACAACGACATTCCCTGATATTATTAAAAGTTGGGATAACACCCTTCCGACAGATAATAACCTGTTTTCTTCCCGGCGTTCACAAAAGGAGTTCATAAGTAAACTCAAAGCCGATACGGCCAAAGAGATAATAACCTATTTGAAAGGTGTTTATTTCGGGCGTTTTGAACAGGGGGTAAATGGCGGCTGTGTTGACGGTGAGGGTAATGCCGAATTTCTTACCGCAGTCATCCGTGAACTATTGCGTAGCACCAAGTTTGTGGATGGCATGTTGGGTGAAGGTTTCCAGTTATGGATGGATAAACTGACCGGACTTTCCAACCTTACCGTTGACAAGGTGACCATTCGTCAGACACTGGTAGCGTTGGAATTGCTTATAGAAAAGGTACGCAGTATCGGCGGGCAGTTTATTGTATCTGCGGCTAATGGCAAAATAAAGAGTGTTATACGTGAAGGGGATAATTATAAAATCGTTTTTGAACAAGATAACGCCTTTGTTGAACATGACCTGATGCGTTGTGCCTCTTTTACAGGTGCGATAAAGGGGTATTGGGTTGAAGTTTCCAGAAGTGATTCCAATGGAATAACGGTTCCTGTGTCGGAATTTTCCGGAGTGGAACCGGTGGCCGGTGATGAGTGTGTATTGATGGGTAATACTGAAAATCCGTTACGTCAGAACCTTATCTCCATAGCTGCCACCGAAGATGGACAACCCCGTGTCGATGTGCTGGATGGCGTAAAGTCCAAGAATTTCAACGGTTGTCTGCGTGTGCGTTTTGGAAACCTGGACGGCATTAAGGATGACCGTTTTCCGCTGGATAATCAACCGCATGACAATGGATTGTATGGTGACAATGTGTATTTGAGAGGTACTTTTATCTTGATGACCGGTGAGGATATTCTGACAAAATTTGAAATTGTTGAAGGTAAAATTTCATCCGCCGTTGAAGGATTGAGAAAGGAATTTACGGAAGATAAGAGTTATCTGGATAATGCTTCATTTGGCGATGGAATGAACAAATGGGACACAGAGAATGAAGCGACCTTCTTTCTATTAGGTGGCAAATGGATTTGGGTAAACGATGCGCCACTGTCCACAAAGACGGATTATGCTTGTGTTCGTAATGATGACGGACGTGTAACTGTATATATCTGTAATAAACATATCATCCAGAAACATGAGAACTTTCGTTTCATTCCAACCTATACGGATGTAAACGACGAAGGTGAGAAAAGGCCGGAAGCGGTTTATCTTGCTTTTTTCTACCGTGTAGCCAAAGCCGGACGTTTACGGATAGATTTTGAGAATGCGGATAAGACCGGCTTTGAAAACTTCAACATGTTCACTTATGACGGGGAGCTGGAAGTGACGGACGGTTATCAGATATTCAACCACTCCGGGCTTTGGAATGGAACTGGTGATTTTAAACTGTCTTTTACGGGTGAAATCTATCTGTACATGCTGGTACTTTCTACAGACCGTGCGGAAGCGTTGGCTTATAAATACAAAACATTATTCGAACAGAGTGAAAAGCTAATCAAGATTGCGGCTTCCAATTTCGATAAGGACGGCAATATAATTGAAAGTTCACAGATTGTAACGAAAGCCGACATGAATCTGATGGCTTCCGGCCTGTTTGATGAACACGGACATCTTGTTTCCGGTGCCGGGCTTATAACCAAGAAGGATGCAGCCGGAGCATTTGTAGTTGATGAAAACGGAAATCTTAAATCCCTCATAGGTGCGAGCGTTGAAGGTGTCAAGATAAAGGGAGATTACATCACTTTAGAAGGATTGGTAACAGCGAATAATAATTTTAAAATATTGCTTGACGGAAGTATTGAAACACGTAATGCTAAAATTTATGGAACGGTGTATGCCTACGAAGGTAAAATCGGTGGTTTTACTATTGAATCCGGACGCTTGTATTGGAAGTCCGGTGATTATTTTGGAAATGATTCCCGTAGTTTAAAGTTGGGAGTATCACAAACAGGCATGGAAGGCATTGTGGACGTGTCTTTTAATGCGGCTACGCAGGGTAAATTTGGGGTGAAGGCTGTAGGTTCCAATTCTGGCGGGGCTGCCATTTATGCTTCCAGTAAATCCTCCGGGCAAAGTTATCCTATCAGTGCCAACACTTACGCTGGCTATTTTGATGGTGGTGTACATGTGAACGGGAATGTGTATTGTGGGGTGATACTCGCCAATGAAATCGGTACTTCTTGGGGACTTGGCAGTGATGGCACGTATTCTTATACCAAAGGGCTGACCAAGGATATATCTTTTGCCGGTGGCGTTAGATGGAGATTTGTAAACGGACTTTTGATTCAATATGGATAACTATTAAATATTTATATAATGAAGGTAAATTTCAATACGTATTTTAAAGATTTTGATGGTGGTGAATTATTGATAAATGATAAACCCCAAAGCATTGGAAGGATTGTTGCACAATGTTTGTTTAACGGAACCGGTATCAATCCAACCGGTAATTTGCAAGTGGACAATGAAAAAAAACTACAGTCCTATAATCTTTGTATGAGAATAATGGGCTCCACTGCGGAAGTAGATATAACATTGGAGGATGCGGTATTGATAAAAGAAGCTGTTGGTGGGTTGACTCCCGGATGTTTTTCACAAATAATAAAATTAATAGAAGGATAATAATTATGGCAATAACGAATGAGGAAAAAGAAGCCATTGTAAAAGATGTGCTGAATCAAGTGAAAGCCAATTCACAAGGTGTTTCGGAACTGGAAACCGTATCTTCTCTAACCGGGGTTAATTCCCTTCCTGTCATGCAGGGAAGTAAAGTAGTGGTGGTTCCTGTCTCTCTGTTATCCAAGCCTGCGACGGATGCAGCGGTCAAAGCAGAGGATGCGGCAAAGGAAGCCAAAGAAAAGGCTGATTATGCAAGCCAAAAGGGAGAAGATGCGGCAAAAAAGGCAAGTGTGGCAGAGAAAGCCGCAGAAGAAGCCAGAAAAGCAGCCTTGGAGGCGGGGAATGTAATAAATAAGTATGAAAATACAGCCGGGGCAGCTTTAAGGGGTGCAACGGCACGTTTTTCCGGTATTGTGGAAAATGTCACTATCCAACAACTGCAATCCACCGATGAAGGTGGAACTGTTGTCTATGTCCGTAGTTCTCATGTCTTTGCTTATTTTATTGGTGACAAATATTATAATGACTGGAATGTGCAGGATGTTCCTGCCGCCGACTTGTATATGAATGCTGCCCGTACAGAAATGCTGAAAGATAAGATTTACTTATATGACGGCATCCTGTATGTGTGGGATAATGAAAAAGGTGATTTGGTAAAGAGTAGCGGTTCCGGTTCCGGAAGCGGTTTTTATAATGTAACGCACCTTCATCCGCTGGAGAACGGCTATTATACAAAAGCAACTGCCATTGCCGCCATGAAGGATGCAGAAATCGAGGATGAAGACAAGCCGGGCACGATAATCACTTTTGAGACATCTGCCGGGAAGTGGGAGGATTACCGTTTTGAAGGTACCGGAACAGACAGCTTTCTTGTACCTTCGGCATGGAGCCGACACGGCGGTGGTGATGCGATAAAAAAACTTCATGTGACAATGGGTACGGAAAGTAAGGATATAACGCCGGACGCGGAAGGTACCGGAACCATAAATATACCCGTAGTGAATGTGGATGAAACCCTTACCCCTGACGGCACTAATCCCGTACAGGGCAAAGCCGTCCATGCTGCCATTGAAAATATTCAGGCGGGAGCTTCTGTATTACTGAACACGATAGGGGAAGGCGATGACAAGGCATTTTCCATTTCCTTGCTTGATAAAAACGGAGAGGTACTGAGTACTACTGAATCCTTTACCGGTGGCGGCGGTGGCAGCATTGCCACTACTAAAATTGTGCTTACCCGTATCACAGCCAATCCTACCGTCAAGTTGGGTGACACCGTTAAACTCCAATTCATATACGATCAGATAGACACGGCTTCCGGTAATTCCACCGGGAACGGTGCGAAAGCTACTATAACCGTTACCCGTGGAGCTGTCTCCAGCAGTTATGAACTTGACATCGCCGCCGGAAGCACGACCACGCTGGATGTGACCAAGTATATCGGCACGGGCAGTAATACGGTGCGCATCCGGGTAGTGGCCGGTAGCGGTGAGGAACAGCAGGTATCCAGTATATCATGGACGGTAACGGCCATCCTGCTGACGCTGGCCAGTTCCTTCAATGTGGCAATGGTTATTCATAAGGGCGATACCGTTTCCGTACCTTTTGCCCTTACCGGTTCCGGGAGTAAAACACTCCGTATGTATATAGATGGTAAGGATACGGAAGACCGCACTATTGGCACTTCCAGCGCGAACGGTTCTTTTAGTGTGAATACTTCCGGACTTTCCCACGGTTCGCATTCCGTGCAGTTGGTGGCGGAACTGGAACAGGCAGACGGTTCCTTGATAAAAAGCAATAGTATTTATTTTGACCTTGCCGTCCGCGAGGAAGGGAAAAATACGCCTGTGTTCGCCACGCGTTTCGATTATTCGGATGGAACTGTAATCAAATCCGGTTCACGTCCTTATATTCCGGTTTCTCAATATGACAACTACACATTGGTTTATGCGGCATATAACCCGAAAGAGATTCCAACTACGGTAAAAGTGTATGAAGGCGGCAACCTTATATCTTCGGCAAGTGTTTCCTTTGTCCGCACGGAACTCCAATCCCGTGCCATGAATGCCGGTGTTGTCCAATGCAGCATGGTATGCGGTACCGGTCAATATGTATTTTCTCTTGAAGTGAGCAAGTCCGACCTTCAAATTACGGAACCTACGGATAACATGGTGTTGAAACTGTCCGCCACCGGGCGTTCCAACAGTGATGTAAACCGTGAGGAATGGCGTTATAATGATATTGAAACGGTATTCACCGGTTTTAAGTGGGGCGGTGACGGCTGGATGAACGGTGCCCTCCGTATGACGGATGACGCACGTGCCGAAGTCCGTTTCCAGCCTTTGGCGGCACCGGAGAGTAACGCCACCGGTGCAATGGCATTTATGATACGCTATAAGGTTACCAATGTAATGGATGAAAATGCGGAGGTTGTCCGTTGCGTGGATAAGAACGGTACCGGTTTTGTCATTACTACCCAAGAGGCTAAAATGGTGAGCAGGGGCAACAGTACGGTGATAACCAAGTTTGCAACGGATGAAATATATAATATCGGTTTTGTGGCCTATCCGAAAGCCGGTGCGCAAAGTACGGAGGATGAAAAACTGAATGACAATATGCTGTATTTATATGTAAACGGTATTATGTCCGGTTCTGTACAGCGCGGGGCTTCCGACAGCATTTATCAGGACTTCCCCCAATATATTGCAATGGGTTCCGGTGGCTGTACGCTGGATGTCTATTCCATGCGTGCCTACACTGTCTATCTGACCGATTCGCAGATGCTTGATGCGTACATGATGGACTTGGGCGGTGCGGATGAACTTGTCGGCAAGTATGAGGAAAATAATGTATTGGACGGCAACGGAGAGATCAGCGTGGATTCCCTTCCGTATAACCTGCCTTACATTATCATTACGGGGCAGCAGGAAAACGGTGTGCCGACAGTCCTGCAGGCCGCCGTGAACAATAATAAAAAAACGAAGTATGATATATCGGAAGCCTTATATGTGGACAGGTCTAATCCTGCGATGAATTTCCGGCTGGTAGGCGGTTGCATATCCTTGCAGGGTACATCCTCTTTGGCTTACCCTACAAAGAATTATCGTCTTTATATCAAAAATGCCAACAAGGAAGCCGGGCAGATTTATCTGGGATGCGATGCACAAGGTATTGGCGGCGTCTTGCAGGCAGATGCAAAATATTCTTTTCGCGCTGCTACGAGTGATCAGAAACAAGCCGCGCCGGTTGACTGTTGGTGTTTCAAGGCCGATTATGCGGAAAGCTCCAGTTCGCACAATACCGGTATGGCCAAGATGGTACACCGTGTATTGAAATCCGCAGGGGAACTTACCCCGGTACAGAAGCATGTATCAGGAGATTACCCGTATGACGTACGTACTACGGTGGATGGTTTTCCCTGCATGTTGTTTTACCGCAATACGGTTGATGATATGCCGCAATTCTTAGGTAAGTTCAATTTCAACAATGACAAGTCAACGGAAGCGGTGTTCGGCTTTTTGGATATTCCGGGCTATCACGACCAACAGTGGGTTGCGGACAGGTTCGGAGGGCAGAATCCCACCGAATGTTGGGAGTTTCTGAACAATGACTATGAAATGGGTATGTTTCTTGATGATGATTTTGACGCGCTGGATGAAGACGGAACCCCTCACTGGCTTAAAGTCTTTGAAGCCCGTTTCCCGGATGATGATGATATAAATGCCCAATATGAGGCCGGGACAAAAAAGCCTGAAAACCTGATGCGTGTCGTGAAATGGGTAAAGAGTACACAGAATGACGGTGCAAAGTTCAAAGCCGAATTGCCCGACTATTTTGATGTGGATTACCTTTGTGACTATTACATGTTCACTGAGATTTTCGGTTGCGTTGACCAGCGTGTTAAGAACATGATGATGGCTTTCTGGTATGATCCTGATAAAGCCAAAATGTTGGCGTATATGATATTTTACGATAACGACACGATTCTTGGCGTGCGTAATGACGGTCGTTTGAAATACAACTGGGATTTGGACAACGACACGGTTGATACGGAACTTACTACTCCTGAAAAGACAGTATATGCGTATGCCGGTCACGATTCGGTATTATGGAAGAATCTTCGTGAGCAATTCCCTGATGAACTGGGTGCCGCTTACAAGCGTCTGCGTGCCCGTATGACGAATGAACTTGTGTTCAATATCTTCGACGACGAGCAAAGCGGTAAGTTTTGTGAACGCATTTACAATATTGACGCATTGAATAAATATGTCACGCCAAAGACCAAAGGCGTGGAAGTGAATCAGAACGGTCAGGTTTCCACGGTTACTTATTCCTATCTGGAAGCCATGCAGGGAAGCCGCAAGGCGCATCGCCACTGGTGGCTTACAAACCGTTTCGGGTTGTTTGATGCAAGGTATATGACCGGACAATACACGGTAACAGACTTGACTTTTAAGGGTAACAGTGCCGCCGGTGCTACAATCCGTGCATGGGCTACCCGTGATTTTTATTTCACCTTTGTCCGCGAGGCGGCGGTCTTGAAACAATCGAAAGTGTCCGCCGGTACTGAATGGAGTTTCACGTATGACCAGATGGCCAATGTAGGAACCATCTTTCATTTTTACGGCGGTGAATATGCCCGGAAGATTGATCTGTCCGCATGGGGCGGTTTTACCGATTTGAACCTTCCACGCCTTCCACGTTTGGAGGAATTGGTAATGGGGCGTAGCGGCAGTACTTATAATTTGACAGAAATAGCTATTGGCGACAAACTTCCCATGCTTCAAAAACTGGATGTCCGTAATTATGTGTTGCTTCCTTCTTTGGATTTGTCCGAATGCAGCCGTCTGGTTGAAGTGGAAGCTGGTGGATGTTCCTCTTTAGCCACAATGAACTTTGCGGAGGGCTGCCCCTTGAACAAATTACATTTGCCGGACGGTTATCAAACATTGACCCTCCGTTCCCTTCCGGGGATTAAACGTAGCGGTATTACGTTTGACAACATGCAGTCATTGACCGGCCTTTGGGTTGAGAACTGTGCAAGTCTTGACGGTTTTGCATTATTCAAAGAAGTGTTGGGGCGTACCGGTAGTAAATTGAAGTATATCCGTATAACCGGTCTTGAACTTGAAGGTGACGGTAGCGATTTGAAAAAATGGTATGATGCCGGTCTGGGTGGTATTGATGCCAGTGGGAATACTACCGGCAGCCGTTGTAAGTTATGTGGTACTTATAAGCTGACGAAATACTTGAATGATGATATTTATTCCAAATATGCGGAACGCTTTGATGAGTTGAATATACGCCAGCCGCAATATACGATGATAGAGTTTGATGATACGGTGGCGGATGATGCGAATATTTCCAATCTGGATAATGAGACCGGTTACAAATATGGAAATTCTTATATTCCGAGTGCGCATATTACCGGTATAATGAACCGGCGTTTTCGTTGTTTGGGCAAACAAGGTGTAAAGGGAACCATGACTATATATCCCCTGCATGATGAGGATTCCAATTATTATGCGGATGCGGAACAAGTAACCGGTTGTAGCCCGGCTAAACTGGACAGTTCGGAAGGTGATGTTTTTGTTTATGAGCCACATTATTGGTATAAGGGGATTAATGATTATCTGAACAACAAGAAATATTCATGTTTCAGTACGAACGAGGAAATGCCGGACACCCCGGAATGTACCGTTATCACGTATGAAGATATTGTGGCGGCCAAAGGTATCAAGACCGGCAATAAGATACAGGTCGGCAAACAGGATATTCAGTCTTCTTATGTAGCAGACACGAACTATTCCTGCATGACAGTGGCCGTAATTGGTTATAAGCGTGTCCGTTTTCCAAGTGTTCTTGGCAGCAGTCTGATTGGTGCCGTGTTTGCGGACGACAGCGGCAGGATAATAGATTCTGTTATGGTTGATACGTTGAATGCTAAATTTGTGGATGGCATGTATTTGATTTCGGAAGTCCCGGAAGGGGCGACCAAACTTCATTTTACCACCCGTAACAGTTCGGATTTTGATTGTGTCGTTTTATCAAATAGTGATAAAATAGAAGACTTGGAGCCGGATTGGGTAGAACACTCCGCCTGTCTTGTGGGGTGTTTTCAGGCTGTAACAATCGGTTCCAAATTGTACAGTGCGGTCAACGGGCAAACCAGCGTGGCTTCCCTGACACAGCCGGATATGACTTATTATGCAGACCAGCGCGGCCTACAACTGATAGACTGGGAGATGCACAAGGATATAGCGAATTTGTTTTTTGCCCGTTATGGCCGCCGGGATTCCCAAGACCAGTGTGGTTATGGCCAAAATACCAATGGCCGCATTATGGGGACAACTTCGATTCTGGGAATGCGTGATACCGTGAATCCAGACCATAAGACCGAATGGTGTTGGTATAAAACGCAGGATGAATATGGAGCGGATAAATACGTACAGATTGCTTCAAGTAATTGCTTGGGCTATGAGAATATTTATGGGAATAAGGCTGAATGGGTGGGAAAAGTCGGCCTTCCGAATGCTACCGCTAACGAACAGTATAAAATGGTGATTGAAATGCCGGATGGAAGTACGCGCAAAGTGAAGACGGGTACTTCCGGCGGCTATTTAACAGGTGTTGTCCATCAAAAATATATGGATGTGGTATGTGCCATGACCCAGCAAGGAAGCTCGACCACTTATTATTGTGATGAGTTTATACCAAGTAGTGCCGCAGGCCGCGTGGTCTATCGGTCGTACAGCAGCGCG